TACCCAATACATCAACTGGCCCATCCACATTAAGTTACTATGCTGTCACGCAAGTCCAAGATTCCAACTTCACTGGTGGTCAAACTGTAGACATACCCTATCGTTGGCTAGAGGCGTTTGCCAATGGCTTGGCTTACCGTTTGGCTCGTATATGGAACCCGCCACTTACGCAGATGCTTAAGCCAGAAGCAGATGAGTCGTATGCGATTGCCGCGCAACAAGATACAGAGTATGTATCTATGTATGTATCACCGCAGGTTTCCGGCTACTGGCGCAACTAAGGGGGCGTAAATGGGTTATGCCTCACAATCTGGTCGCGCTAGGACAAGTAGTAAAAATCCACAAGCCTTTGGCGTATGTGACCGTTGCGGCATGTGGTACAACCACGTTGATTTAGCTTGGCAATTTGATTGGGGCGGCGCGTCGTTAATCAATAAGCGCATCCTCGTATGCCGCCCTTGCACTGACATTCCGCAAAACCAGCTTCGCGCTATTGTGCTTCCGGCTGATCCAGTTCCGGTTATGAATCCCCGTACAGAGCCGTATGCTGCGGATGAGACGGGTTATACCGTTACATCGCTTAACGCGACCACAGACCCAACGACTGGCTTGCAAGTTACAAATCCAACATTCCTAGTGGATGAAAATGGTAACAATGTAACAAGCCAGCCAATTGGGCCGCCTGTAGGATTGACGCAAGCCGCCATTATGCCGTTGCAGAACACTGTAACCTACGGCGTAACGCTTCCGGTCGTTTCCATGACTGCAAATGGTGGGACAATCATTACGGTAACATGCTCTGCATCTACGGGGCTAAATACCAATGACCAAATTTCAATTCAAGGCACAACTAAAGGAGCCGCGACTGATGGCTTCTATAGCGTAACCGTAAACACAGCGACTCAATTTACCTACACAGTTGCTCAAAACGTAGCTTCTGGTAGTATCTTGGGGTCTACAACACTGGTTAAAACTGCTATAGTTGGTGTGCCGTACAATTATTCGCAGATACCTCAGACAGGGCCGCTGGCATGAGCAACGTAACAATTCCTAATCTGCCCTCAGTCACGAGCCTTAGTGGATCGTCTCAACTTCAGGTAGTTCAAAACGGTACATCTTACCGCGCTACAGCGCAGCAGATTGCTAATCTTAATGCTAATGGCGGCACGGTAACATCTATCACGGCGCAGAACCCACTATCTGGCGGGACTATTACGACTTCAGGTACAATTGGTCTTAACAACAATGGTGTGACCAACACATATCTTGCCCAAATGCCGGGTTATACGGTTAAAGGCAATAATACTTCTGGCTCCGCCCAACCCATAGACATGACTGCGGCTCAGTTTATATCTGCGTTTGGTGTTGGCACGGTTACATCTATTGCGACGGGTTCTGGTTTATCGGGTGGACCAATTACGACCACTGGCACTATTTCTATTGCCGCTACAGGCGTTACATCTGGAACTTATGGCTCTGCGTCTGCTGTCCCTGTGCTTACAATTAATTCGCAAGGCCAAATCACGGTTGCGTCCAACACCAATATCTCCATCCCATCGGGTCAAGTTTCCGGCCTTGGAACGATGGCAACGCAAAATGCAAGTTCTGTTGCTATTACAGGCGGTAACATCAATGGTACTACCATTGGCGGGACAACTCCGGCTGCGGCTACATTTACCGCGTTGACAGCAACGGGTGCAACCAATCTTGGTACAATTGCATCCGGCGCATGGAATGGTACTGCCATTGCAATTCTTTACGGCGGCACGGGCGCGACGACTGCATCAGGTGCGCGTACAAACCTTGGCGCGGCTGCTTCTGGCGCAAATAGCGATATTACCAGTCTGACTGGTCTGACTACGCCTCTTGCTGAAACAGAAGGCGGCACGGGTTATGGATCGTATACAACAGGTGACATTCTTTATGCTTCGTCATCTACCACCTTGGCCCGTCTTAATGACGTGGCTACTGGCAATGCTCTTATTTCTGGAGGGGTTGGTGTTGCTCCGTCTTATGGTAAAATTGGTCTTACTACGCATGTAAGCGGCACATTGCCTGTTGCTAATGGCGGTACGGGCGCGACTACACTGACGGGTTATCTTGTTGGCAACGGCACAAGCGCAGTAACGGCTGTGTCTACAATTCCAAATGCCGGGCTGACCAATTCATCCATTACGATTGGCTCAACCGCAATTTCACTGGGCGCATCAACGTCTACGTTGTCAGGTTTGACAACAGTTACGGTTACGCAAGACCCAGTTTCTGCGTTGCAATTGTCCACCAAGCAATATGTTGACGGCCAAGTCGCATCGGTCAGCAATACGACCTACCACACTGCGGCGGCTGCGGCGACAACCGCCAATTTAACTGCAACCTACAACAACGGAACCGCTGGTGTTGGCGCGACGTTAACCAATAGTGGGGCGCAAGCAGCATTTGCGGTTGATGGTTATACCGCATCGTTGAATGACCGCATCCTTGTTAAGGATATGACGACTGCCGCTTATAACGGCATTTACACGGTTACTGCGGTTGGCTCCGGCGCAACAAACTGGGTTTTGACCCGCGCAACTGACTTTAATACGGTTGGCACTGGCCCAAATTACATTGAAACTGGCGCTGGTGTGTTTGTTTCTGGCGGCACAACGTGGGGTTCAACCTCATGGGTGATGAACACAACTGGCACAATTACGGTTGGTTCTACGTCTCTTGTGTGGGTGCAAACGTCATCCGCTGGCAACTTTACCGTATCTGCTCCAATTACCAAGACGGGTAATACCATTGGCCTTGGCACGGTTGGCGTTGCAAACGGCGGAACTGGCCTGACCACATTGACTGCATACGGCTTGCTGTATGCTGCAACTACGTCATCTGTGGGCCAGATATCACCATCCACTACGGGCTATCCGCTGCTTTCCACAGGCGCTTCTTCTGCTCCAGCATTTGGTCAATTGTCCTTAACGGCGGGTGTGACGGGTACGCTTCCTATTGGCAATGGCGGCACAGGTACGGCAACGACGTTCACCACCGGATCGGTTGTATTTGCGGGTGCGTCTGGCGTATATACGCAGAACAATAGCAAGTTCTTCTGGGATAACACCAACAACCGTTTGGGCGTAAATACTGCTTCGCCACAGACGCAGTTGACGATCCTTTCCAATACGCAGACAACTACACCAACGGCTACGCTTCCGGCTGGTACGGACGTTTACATTGTTGGCGCGAATGCCGCCAATACCCGTATTACGCAAGACGCTTACGGAACTGGCGCTTATGGTGTGTTCACGGCACGACAAGCCCGTGGCACGGCTGCATCTCCTACGGCATCGCAGTCCGGCGATTTCTTGGCGCAATTTACGGCCCGTGGTTACGGCGCGACTGCATTTGGCACGGCGTCTACGGGTTATATTGCATTCTCTGCGGCGGAAAACTTTACGGATACGGCGCAGGGTACGTATGCGGGTATTTACACAACGCCAACGGGCAGCAACTCAATTGCTGAAGTATTTCGTTTTGGCCCGGCTGGTCAATTAGGTATTGGCGGCGCTACATACGGCACATCTGGTTATGTTCTTACTTCTGGTGGCGCATCTGCTGCACCAACGTGGTCGCAAGTTTCTGCGACATCTCTGAGTGGTACGGTTCCAGTTGCCAACGGTGGTACGGGCCTTACGACTTATGCGGTTGGCGATCTTCTTTATGCTTCCGGCACAACAACCTTATCCCGCCTTGCGGATGTAGCAACGGGTAACGTGTTATTGTCCGGCGGCGTGGGCGTGGCTCCTTCGTGGGGTCAAGTCTCCCTTACAACGGCTGTTACTGGTACGCTTCCCGCCACAAATGGTGGTACAGGTCAAGCATCCTATACCATCGGCGATCTGCTTTACGCATCATCAACTACGGCACTTTCCCGCCTGTCTGATGTTGCCACGGGTTCTGTTCTTGTGTCTGGCGGCACGTCCACTGCTCCAGCATGGTCATCGTCGCCAACAATCACTGGCACAACAACGTCTGGCTACTTCATTGCGAACGGTGCGATTACATCGTCCCTTAATGCTGGTGCTTATTCCTATGGTACGTTGGCTTATTCTGACACTAACATATTCTTGTCGCTTACCTCATCGGTAAATAGTTACAACCAAATGGTATTGCAAAATACCAACGCGGGTGCATCTGCTTCTACCAATTTTATTGTTTCCAATAATAACGGAACCAACAGCACGTACTTTGGTGAATTTGGCATGAATTCGTCTGGGTTCACGGGTTCTGGTGCATTCAATGCTGCCAATGCCGTATATTTGGATGCAACATCTGCTGATCTTGTAATTGGAACAACAACCGCAAACGCCATTCATTTTGTCGTAAATAGCGGCGCAACTGATGCGATGACCATTGCGTCCGGCGGAACGGTTACAATTGGTACGCTTAACCTTACTAATGCGCTTGGCACGGCTTATGGCGGTACGGGCCTTACATCGTTTACCTCTGGCGGCGCGGTTTATGCGACATCTACGTCTGCGTTAACAACCGGAACGCTTCCAATCGCATCGGGCGGCACGAATAGCACCGCAACCCCAACGGCGGGTGGTGTTGGATACGGCACGGGTACAGCCCATGCCTATTCTGCGGCGGGTACTTCTGGTCAGCCTTTGATTTCTGCTGGGTCAAGCGCACCAGCATTTGGAACGCTTGCTCTTGGAACGGCTAACACCAACGTAAGCGGCACTTTAACGGTTACAAACGGTGGTACAGGCGCGGGTACGTTTACCTCCAATGGTGTGCTTTATGGCTCTGGAACCAGTGCATTGGGCGTAACCGCTGCGGGTACTACTGGTCAGGTATTGATTGCAACGACAAGTTCCGCACCTTCATGGGGCCAAGTATCGTTAACGGCTGGTGTGACTGGTACATTGCCAGTTGGTAACGGTGGTACGGGTATTACAACCACGCCATCCAACGGTCAGATTCCAATTGGTAACGGCACGAACTACACGGCGGCTACGTTAACGGCGGGTGCGGGTATTACCATTACCAACGCGTCTGGCTCTGTTACGGTTACGGGTACGGGTTCAACAATTAACTCCCAGACGACTGGTTATACTCTTGTGGCGGGTGATGCGGGTAAAACCATATCAATCACCACTGGCGGCGTAACTGTCCCCAACTCAATTTTGTCAGCGGGTAACATTGTTACTATTTACAATAACTCAGGTAGCAGCCAGACCATTACGCAAGGCACGGGTGTAACAATGCAGTGGGCGGGTCAATCGTCATCCACAACTGGCAACAGGACGCTTGGATTATACGGAATTTGCACTATAATCTTTATCACATCTTCTAACGCTGTCATTTCTGGCGCAGGGCTGACGTAACATGACTATTATGCAAAGTTTTTTTACGACACTTGGCGCACCAGCGGCTGCTCCTCCCGGCTCTATTACATACAATTCTGCTGGGCCATTTAGTTGGACTGCACCTGCTGGTGTTACGTCAGTGTCTGTTGTTGCTGTTGGCGGCGGCGGTGGGGGTGGAAATTACAACGGCGGTCGTGGCGCTGGCGGCGGTGGTGGTGGTGGGCTTGGCTATTACAATAATTATCCAGTAACCCCCGGTAGTACATACAATGGATATGTTGGTGGCGGCGGTTCAAATGGAAACCCCGGCGTTGGCGGTGGTCAAAGTTATTTTGTAAGCACGGGAGTTGTTTACGGCAATGGGGGAACTGGGGGATATCCTATTTCAAGTACATCTTTCCCTCAAACTGGGTCATTTAGCCCCGGCGGATCATATGGGGGCGCTGGAGGAGGAAGTGGTGGTACAGGTGGGGCCGGACATAATTTAAATGCTGCCTGTGGCGTTGGCGGCGGCGGCGGAGGTGCAGGAGGATATTCCGGAAACGGTGGTAATGGTGGTTACAATAATAATAATTACAATTCTGGGACTTCTGGAAGCGGCGGCGGTGGCGGCGGCGGTGGTATAGCCGGAGGAACAAAAGGCGGCGGCGGAGGCGGCGGCACAGGTGTTTTAGGTTCTGGGTCAAACGGAAGTGGTGGCGGTCCTGCCGCCTGCGGCGGCGGCGGTGGATCAGGCGGAAATAGTGGCACACCGGGAGTAAGATGTGGTTGTGGCGGCAAGGGCGGCACAGGCGGGTCATACGGAGGCGGCGGTGGTGGTTTTAGTTGGTATTGTTGTTTTGCTCCCGGCGGTCCTGGGGCTGGCGGAGCCGTTCGTATTATGTGGCCGGGAAATACACGTTCATTCCCATCAACAAGTGCAGGTAGCCCGTAATGGAAAACTGGTTTATTGAAATTGATGAACAGGGCAATCCAGTAGGACATCCTTACTTGGAAGAAAATTTGGTTGACGTTTACAAAGAAGGTATTCCTTCAAAATTTCAGCCATTTAATCGTATGCCAATGCCCGTTCCAAATGTATTCCAAACGATAGGCGATGTGCCTTCGTATGAAAAAATTAATGGTATTTGGCAAGATGTATGGCCTTTAATTCTTAATTCAGACGAAAAAATTGCTCAAACTAAAACGGAAATTGATCAATTGGTTTCCGATATTAAAACTGACCGCATTGCAAAAGTTAATATTTTAATTGCAAATTTAGAAACAACAGACGCGCAAAAAGCCGCATATAATAATTATCTTGCACAACTACAGGCTTATACGGTAACGGATTATTTGAACTGGGAAGTTCCTAAGATACCTAAGTTAGATTCAAACGGAAACATAATATCTTAAAAGGAAAATAAAATGTCTGATGCCATTAACGCTTGGCACTATTTTACGTCTCCTATTTATAAGTTTGATAAGCCAGAATTTTTAAAAACAGCCACAAAAGTATGTACGGAAAAGTTGGCGGAAGTTAAAAAAACAACAAAATTAGACGATATATATCCATTATATAATACTGGAGCATTACATACTGACGATAGATTGCGCGATCTTGTTGACTATGTAATGGAAACATCGTGGAGAATTTTAGACAGTCAAGGATACAACATGAGTTTGTATCGTATGGAAATGTATGAATTTTGGTGTCAAGAACACCACTACCGCTCCGGCCATGAAAAGCATTTTCATAACTCAGTTATTTCTGGTTTTTATTTCGTAGATACACCCCCAGATAGTTGCAAATTGGTTATTCATGAACCACGTTCAACTAAAGAATTTGTTTCTTTAATTGAAAAAGATTTTTCACAAGCAACTTATGCCAGCAATATGATTAATTTTACGCCAGAAGCGGGGTCTATTATTTTTGCCAATTCTTGGTTGCCTCATTCGTTTACGCGCAATTTATCTAAAAAACCGTTTCGTATGATTCATTTTAATGTGGGGGTTTTGTATTCTCCGCCAATTGCACCTCAATCATTAGCAACGGTTATTTGATTATGATTACAAATTATACAATTGAAAAATCATCTATTTTTTATTCTCATGTTTATTGGGATGGTTTCTTTACCAACGAAGAATTGGCGTTGATTATTGAATATTGTGAAAATAAAAAATTAGAAGAAGGTAAGGTTCAAAGTGAAATTGATAATAATATAAGAAAATCAAAAATAAATTTTACTGAACCAGACGAAGAAAATAGGTGGATTTTTAATAAATTGAACAATTTTGTTCAAATGATAAATGACAAATTTTATGATTTTAATCTGATCGGGTACAATGCTTTTCAATTTTCCACATATAATGCAAAAGAAAAGGGTCATTATGATTGGCACGTTGATAGTTACATAGGCAATGCAAATCCACAAGGTACGGGTCTACATCGTAAACTATCAATGACATTGCTTTTAAATGATGATTTTGAAGGCGGGGATTTTGAAATTAACTTATCCCAACCCCAAAAAATTGATGTAAAAAAAGGACGCGCCATATTTTTCCCTTCCTTCGTACTGCACCGCGTCACGCCCGTCACCAAAGGTATTCGTAAGTCACTGGTCATTTGGGTTGAAGGCCCACGTTGGAAATGAATAAGTACGGCATCCGGTTTAACAAGTCCCGTGGTCAGCCCGGTCGCGGGACGGAGGATCATGTCTGGCGGGTGTTTGAAAACGGCAAAGAGTACCTGTTTAAGCATCTGGACATACAGGTTCCCGTCAAGGATGAGCGGGATGGCGGGGATTGGAATATTGTCTGCTATGGTGTATTATCCATTGACCGCGACACTTCTACGGCAATTATCCGGGATTCTTAACTATGACCCTGACAGACCATATTGATACAGGCGTTAAACATTTTATGGATTGGCTGTCGCTATCCGCAGCATTGGGTAGTATTATGGGTTGGATACCGGAAGTTGGCGCGTTTTTCCCTATTATTTGGTATGGAATTAAAATTTACGAGACTGATACAGTTCAAAGTTTGTTAGGCAAGAAGGGCAAATCTAATGTCAGTGACGACTAATTTAGCCCTAAACGAACCAGCGTATAACAGCACGTCCCCCACATGGGACCAGCCACTCAATTATAATGCCACGATTCTTGACCAGATGTATGGCAATACTACGTCCGTTTCTGTGAATACGGGCGGCTCTACGACTTACACTAATATTGCAGCGCCAAGCGCGACGGCGGCGGGTTCTACTTCGCAAGCGATGCGGTTTAGCCTGACGGGGGCATTAGCTGCCAACCAGAACGTGCTTTTGCCGCAAGGCGTGGCTGGAATGTGGATTGTTACAAATAGCACGTCCGGCACATATACGGTAACACTTGGCTCTAATAACGGCAGCAATGCTGCGGCTGGAACGACCGTTGCCGTCCCCCAAGGTTATAGCACTATTATTTATTGCGACGGTACAAACGTCAAAAAAGCAGATGATGGGGTTATCCAAAACATCAGTTCTTTATCGGTTAGTGGCAGCATTACTGCCGGAACAACTATCTTTGCCGGAACAACGATTACTGCAGGAACTAGTGTCACAGCCGGAACATCCGTAAGTGATTCTATAGGAAATGTTCGTAGTATCCCTATTAACTCTCAATCATCTTCATATGTTTTAGTTGCGTCTGATAACGGCAAAGCCATTTCTATTACGACTGGCGGTATTACTGTTCCCAATTCTGTCATGTCTGCGGGTAATGCTGTCACGATTTACAATAATTCCGGCAGCAGCCAAACAATCTCTCAGGGTTCTGGTTTGACGCTGCAATGGGCCGGGCAAACCACCTCCACAACAGGCGACAGAACGCTTGGTTTGTACGGTATTTGCACAATTCTTTTTGTGTCAGCATCAAACGCGATAATTTCCGGCGCTGGTTTAACGTAATGAAATTTACGTGGGAATTTCCGCAATTTATAGTTAGCCCACAATATGATGGCCTAGCCAACGTGGTTACGGCCATTAATTGGGTATGCACGGGTACGGATGGAATACACACAGCATCAACATCCGGAACGGCCAATTTAGGTTCACCAAACCCCGCAGAATTTGTGCCATATGCAAATATTACGCAACAAATGGCCTATGCATGGGTATCAGGTTGCATTAGTATGCCCGGCGTTGAGGCACAAATTGCTTCACAAATTAACCTACTAGGTGAAACAACGTCACAAACCCAACAACCACCATTTTAAGAGGATTCAATGGAAAATCTTGAACTTGACCTTAAACTTACCGTTGCTCACGTTAACACTGTGCTTAAGCATCTTGGTGCTGGCGTCTATGCTGAAGTTGCTGATCTTATTAGCCTTTTACATGGTCAAGCAAAGCCTCAGATTGAAGATGCTACTATTGCTGGCGTGGTTAAGCCTGAGGCAGCACCGGAAAATCCACCTGCTGAATAATATGGACTAAGTATGGACCCGTTTACCCTTATCGCTGGCGCGACTGCAATCTATAATAGCATCAAGTCCGCCGTCGATGCAGGGCAGGACGTGATGGAAACTGCAGAAAAAGTGGGCAATCTTTTCAGTAAGGTTGCCCAAATCGTTACTATTGCGTCAACTCCGCGCAGAAAGAAAATGTTCCAAAGCCAAGCTGAGTTTGAGGCTGAAGCGGTTAAAATTTATGCCGCTAAAGCCAAGGCCCAGCAAATGCAGTTGGACGTTAAAAACATGTTTGTGGGGCAATATGGCCCCGCCGCATGGGAAGGTATTCAGCGTTCAGTCATTGAGATGCGGAAGGAAGCTGCCCGTCAAGCTGCAGCTGCCTTGAAGGAACAGGAAGAAAACCGCAAGGATTTGATTATGGTTAGCAGTATTGTAGGTTTTCTGGTATTAGGCATTGGCGCGATTGGCTTATATCTTATGTTAACGGTGAAATAACATGGACATTCTTAAAACTTTTGGACCATTACTTGGTTCAGTTGCTCCTACTATTGCGACGGCTCTAGGCGGCCCAGTGGCAGGTATGGCAGTTAAAGCCATTTCCAGTGCTTTATTTGGGCATCAAGATGGAACAGAGGACGACATTATGTCGGCTTTGGCTAATCCAAATGGCGACCAATTAGCCGCTCTCAAAAAGATTGACGCAGATTTTAAGGTTCAAATGAAATCTTTGGACATTGATCTGGAGCGGATTTCTGAACAGGACCGTGATTCAGCCCGTCAAATGCAGATTGCAACGCGGGATTGGATTCCTCGTGTTTTGGCTGTTGGTGTGACAATCGGGTTCTTTGGCATCATTGCCTACATTTTACATTTTGGCCTTCCAGCTACGGGTGGTGAAGCACTTCTTATGCTTATTGGGACGCTTGGAACTGCTTGGACTGGCGTTATGGGATTTTATTTTGGCTCTTCTGCTGGTTCGAAACAAAAGACTGATGCGCTTACGGCTTCTTTGGGGAACAAACAGTGAACGGTAATTTTGAACAATGTTTAGCCCTCGTTCTTAAATCTGAAGGTGGGTATACGGATAATCCCAAAGACCCCGGCGGTCGTACAAACCTTGGCGTAACGCAAAAAGTTTGGGAATCTTGGGTAAAGCGAGATGTTACTGAAGCTGAAATGAAGGCGTTAGGGCCGCAGGACGTGGCTCCTTTGTATAAGACTAATTATTGGGATAAGATCAGTGGCGACTCACTTCCTCTTGGCATTGACTATGCCACTTTTGATATGGCTGTTAATAGTGGGGTAGGCCGTGCGGCGAAAACCCTTCAGCAGGTACTTGG